GCTGCGCCGTTCAGGGCGTCCTGTACCGAGATGCCGGCCTTGACCAGCTCCTCGATGGCGTTGGCAGCCTCACCAGCCGAGAACTTGGTGTCTGCGCCAAGCCGTAGGGCGGTCTTGGACACCTGCGCCATCTCGTCGCTGGTGGCCCCTGAGACGGCCTGAATGGCGGATAGCCGCTGCTCGAAGTTGGCAGCTGTGTTGATGGCCAGACCGAAGCCGCCGGCGGCTACTGCGCCGATCTTGGTGAGCTGGGTGCCGATCCGGTCGATCTCGTGGACTCGGTCGGCGACGACGTTGAAGAAAGCGTTCGCGGCGGATGTGGCAACGTCAAAACCAGACTTGGCGCCGCTACCGTCGATGACGATCCGGCCGCTTGCGGTGCCAAGGTTTACCTGGCCCACTGCTTCCCCCTAGACCACTACCTCATTCGGGTCGCGGAATCTCTTCCTTGGCCCGGTTGAGTCGGTGGCCTCGGGAATCCACCTGCGGAGGATCCTTCTTCGACTCGCCTCTTGTGCCTTCTCTGTCTTGCCCTTGGCGTTTTCCAGCTCGTGCGATAGTGCCGATCCGAAGATCACCACCGCTCGATCGAAACAGAACGCCTGCACTGTTTCGGTGATGCCGAACAGCTCACTCGGACGGCATCGTAGGTCTTTAGCTAGCTGATACGCGTGCCACAGATTCCGAGAGCTGCTGACGAAATCGCTGCAGATCGCGTGACCCTCCAGAGATCACCTGGAAGAGGAACACCTTGTCGTTGATTTCGATCTTGTCGCTGTACAGGGCCCCCGATTGCCGCTCGGACTTGGGGATGGTTTTGCCCTCTTCGTCCCTGTAGTAGAGGACCTCGGGCTCCACGAAGCACTTGACCGCTATCCGGTCAAACGCGTCGAGCGCCTCCGCGACCTTGGTCGGATCCTCGCCCATCTTCTTGATGGCCTCGGTGTCCATGCCCTGACCGGCCTCGACAGCCTGCGAGGCGATCGCCGACAGCGAGTCTCCGAGGAGGCCCTCCGCGATCAAAGTGGTCAGCTGGACCCGTTCGATCTTGGCGACTTTGCCGCTGGGGAATTCCAGGAGCTCTGTGTCGTCCTCGTCGGTCCAGTTGGAGACGACCAGCGGCTTCTGCCGGTCGGCCGGCGCTTTCTTCGCTGCCGCTCGCTTGGCGGGATTCCCGCTGCGGGTGGTTGTTGAAGCTGGCATCCATGTGCTCCTTTGCTTCGGTTGTGGTGGCTACGGGATCGCAGCAACCGTTTCGTTCTGGATGAGGTTGTAGGTCTCATCGATGTGCGTAGCCGTCTTGGAGGGCAAGCCCTCGCCGGACGCCTGCGTCAAGAAGAACTGGCCTTGGCTGAACTCGCCGCTGACCTTGTCGGTGAGCTTGGCCCGCCAGATGATGCAGTGGACGTCGCCACCGCTCTCTGAGTAGGCCTGGCCCTCGATCTTGAAGTCAGGGCGGGCATCAGTAGCCAGCTTCTTGTAGGTCTTGACCTGGTTCGGAGTAGTCCCGGAGCTGGTCACTGTGCCACCAGCAATGATGGCCAATGCCTCCAGGCTTATGCCGCCAGCCTCAAGTTCCCACTCGATGACAGAACCAGCACCCTTGGTCGCGACTTTCTTGTCGTCGCCCCACAACTCCTCGAAGTCCTCAGACTCTTCAAAGCTGAGGGTTCGGGCGTTTGGGAGATCGACAGTAGTGCCCCCGACGACTCCTGTTGCAGAGACCGTCGCGAGCTTGATGTCGCGAATTCCGTACGGAAGTGTCTCGGCGAGCGCCATTGACTACTCCCCCTTTCGCGTCACTGGGTCCTTGAACTTGCGTGTCTCCAGGAGGACACCAGTGATGGAGTGGAAACGGTGAATGACTACCCTGCCCACCCCGGCTCCGCAGCGATGCGACCTGCACTTCACCTCGAGGAAGCCATCCCCCAGGTAACCGAACAGGATGTCGTTCTCGCAGCGGACATCTTGCATGAGAAATCTTATGGGCTGATGATCAGCCAGCTGGCTTTTCGGAGGCCGCGTCGCTCTTCAGCTCGGTGACCTTGAACTCGTCGTTGTGCACCTTGAAGTAGTGCAGCAGCGTCTCGTCCGGGTTCTCGATCACCTCGATGGTGCCCCGGTTCCAACGAAGATCACGCTCGACCACGACGCCCTGGTCTTCCGACAGGTGCTTCTTGGTAAGCAAGCGGTCGGTGACCTCGGCCCCGGACCCAACGAACTCGACCTTGACAGTCTTAGCCATCAGGAACTTCCCCCTATGAGATTGAACGATGCTGATCTTGTAATGCCGCCGTACTCTTCGGCGGGAAGATCAGGCGAGTCGCCGGTCCAATCTATCTGAGCGATGTGCTCAGACCCGGCGACACGATGTGCGACCGCGACCAAATAGTTGCGGAAGTCTCGGAGCGCTTTGTCGATGCGCAGGTACGATCCGGGCTCGTCGTAGAACCAGACCTCCAGCCCCGGCACGCTGCGACCGGACGGGCTCGGGATGCCGGCGCGGTAGCGGTGCACGATGAACGGGAAGTCCGGCTGATCATCGACGTTGCCGCCCTGGTAGATCCGGGACGGCAGCCAGACGGTCGGGTCGACCTCGGACAAGATCGTTTGGACTAGACCCCTCATATTCGCTCCAGCAGGTTGTTGTACTGCTGCATCACCCTGGGGCCCATCGTGTCAATGGTTGGCTGGATGATCGCGTATTTGCCGCCGTTGGCGACCTCGAGCCAGATGCCGTAGGAGACCTGGTGGTACAGCAGGATGCCGACCTCGTCCCCCTCCTGGTAGGCGTGCGCTGCCAGGCCGTTGCGAGCATTGCCGGTGCGGTCGGTCCATGGCGCGTTGTTCTTCATGTAGGCCTCGACCTCGGGCGCCATCCGCTGTGCTGTGATCATGGCCGCGCGTTTCACCTTGGCCGGACCGTTCCGCAGGTTCGGGCTGAGCCCGTCCTTCCAGATGATCTGGCAGAACTGCCCAGCGACGTCGATCGCGAAGTCGCCCCGGCCCATCAGAGATCCTCTCGAACCCTGACGTCGGCCTTGACCTCATAGGCCGGGGACCGGCGGATGCTGAACACCTCATAGGTTTCGCCGGCGTAGTCGAAGTAGTCCTTGCGCTGCAGCACCGGACCAGGCATGGCGAGCAGTACGAAGTCGGGCCGGTCCAGCTCACCGTTGGTGGTCTGCGTGACCGGGTTCGAGGTGGCGTTGTCGGCCCCCTGCGGGACCATCCGAACCTGGCCGACGAAAACATTGACCACGGTCCCGTTGCGCTTCTTGCCGCCGGCGCCGTCAGAGATGTAGGTGTCGCGCTTGATCGTGACAGTCGATGGGTCGGCATCGATGAAGGCTTGGGTGTTCGCGACGTTGAGTTCGTACTCAGTCATCGGGTCATGAGCCCGGACCGGGCCCTACGCCCGCCGAGCTGCGCTGCCTCCTGCTCAGCAGCGTAGATGCCGCTGTAGTACTCCAGCATCTCCTTGGCCTTGTCGTGGGCCTGGCTGTTCTTCCTGCTGGAGCCGCTCTCGGTGATGTCTACCAACGAGGCTGTGGCCGATGCCTGGGCACCCCATAGCTCGGCCGCAGCTCCGTTGATCCCCCGAGCATCGATGAGGACTCCCAGCTCGGCGTCGGTGAAGTCTCCCGAGGGAGCCAGCCGCTTGAGCTTCTTGAGATCCTCTTGCGATGCCATGGTTCTGTCCTACTGACCCGGTACCGGGTGCTCATCCCCCAGGACACTGTCGCCCTGGTTCTCGTTGATCGACACGGCCTCGGCGCGCTTCAGCTGCGCCTCGAGCCGCTGGTCCTCTTCGGTGAGCCGTTGGATCAGCTCAGCCTTGTTGCCGCTCTTGTCGAGCTGACGGCTGACTGCGAGCTCCCGGAGGGCCTTGATGTTGAGGTCGTCGTACTCGCCCGACTCGGCAGCCTTCTGCGCTTCCGCCGCCGCCTGGGCTTCTACCTCGGCCAACCGCTCCTCGATGTCCTCGACACCGAGTTGCTGGGCTTCGGCGATCAGCCACGGGCGCTGACGAATGTAGGCGACCTGGTCGGCGTCGAGGTTGTCGACGTCAATCTGACGTGCCATTGTTCATCTCCTCCAGTGATCTTGGGAGAAGGGCTCGACTGAGGTGAGGCCACACGGATCAGTCGAGCCCTTCAGCTCCCCCGCGCGGTTAGACGTACGCCGCCGGAATGGTGTAGGTGCCGGATGCGGTGACCTGCATGACGACTCCACCGCCACGCTGACGAACACCGGTTCCGAAGCCCCGCTGGTAATAGCTGTCGATCAGCGGGTAGTCGGGCACGGCGCCCTTGACGAGCCGCAGGCCACGCAGCTGCGGGTTGATGTGCTCGCGCAGGCCTACGAGGTTCCGTAGGTTCGCACGGCCACCAGTCCCGATGCCCAGCATGTAGCCGGCGGGGATGAAGTCGTCTTCCACGATCAGCCACGGCCCGTAGGAGCCGATAGCTGCCAACCCCGCGTAGGTGTTCTGCGGCTGTGAGCCACCGAACAGAACCACGTCGATCGGCAGGTAGCTGGCCGGCGTGCCTACGGATGGGATGAAGTCGTAGGTCGCACCGGACGCCACACGGAACGTGCGGATGGTGTTGCCCTGTTGACGGTTGACGAACAGAACGTGCTTGACCCCGTTCTCAGTCGAGTAGCCCTTGGCCCGCAGCTTCTCGTACATATCGGTGAGGTCGTCATGCTGCACGGTGGCATTGCCCGAGGTGATGTAGTGCGTCTCGGTGCCCAGGAAGGTGTTCGTCTTGTAAGGCGGAGGAATCGTGCCATCCGCGTTGTACAGCGGGTAGACGCTGACCAGCTGGCCATTGATGTCCGCCGTGCGGTTGACGTTGTTGAACACCGCCTTCATCACATTGGTGAACAGGAGGTTGTTGTCAGCCTCCAGCACCTGCGAGTTGATCGCTTCGATCTGGTTCGCCGGCGCATCGGCCAGGAACTTCCAGGTGAAACGAGCTCCGATGTCGTACCAGTCGAAGTCGTAACCCAGGTTGAAGAACGCCCCGGCCGGACGGATGCCGCGAGGCTCGCCATACTCGGACGCCTTCTCGAAGGACGCGTACTGGATCTGCGGCACGCGCTCGATCAGATCGGTGACGGGGAACGTCAGCAGGTCGATGAAGACCTGGCGCTGAGCGTTGACCAGAGCAACAGCGGCCTGGAACTCTGACCAGATGTTGTTGAGGTCAAACCCGTCGATCGTCTGGGTGATGATGTCGTTCGCAGCGTTGTAACCCTGCGGGGTCGGCATCGAGAAGACTGCCGAAAAGTTCTTCCATTGCGGCTCAGACATCAGAGCGTCACCACCAGACGGTCCGCCTCGACGGTGTAGCCGACGCGGGTGTTAGAAGTAGTGGTGAGGGTGAGGAGACCGGTCGTCGCATCTGCGTAGTACTGGGCGCCGGCGGTGAGACCTGTGTCTTCGATGATCTCTGAACCGTTGCCGATGATGTCGCAGCGCTGACCCGCCTTGTAGTTGGTCTTGTCGGCGATGATCACGCCGATAATGAGGCCAGCCGCGCCCCCTCGTACGACCTTGCCGGTGCCGTTGATGCTGACACCGATGACCTTGCCCCAGTCAGCCTGGGCAATGTCGGCGTTGAGGGTGCCACGGGTAACCCCGACCGCTGATTCGGTCTTGTCGACCCGAGCAGTCATACCTGGTGGCTCTCTTTCTTGATCGGGAGCTCCGAAGAGCTAGTTCCGCCCCCGATCCGAGAGCCGCGAAGTCAGTAGGTGCGGTGATGCCTCAGAGCGGGGAATTTCTTTTCCAGGTGGGCGAAGTCGGGCTTCGTCGGGTCTGGCTGACCACCGTTGGGTGCATCACCGGACTTCGGCGGAGGCGCCTTCTTCTTGCCACCTGGCTGTTCCTCGCCAGCCACCATCCACGCGTTAGCTTTCGCCGTCGTTTCGATGGCTGTCTTGAGGACGTCGGGATTGGTTACCACGCCGTCCTTCACCTCGACTGCTGAGAGATCGACCAGCTTGAGAGCCGCAGCTGCGTCGTGCCACTTCACGGAATTTGATGCCAGGAATGCGTTCTCGATCGCGAGCCTGCGGTTGTCCGCTTCGAGATTGGTGATGCGCTCGGTCTGGGCCGCGTTATCGGCCTTGATCCGGTCCGCCTCGGTGAGCTTGGCACGCTCGGTCTCTTCACGGAATTTCCGCAGTTCATTCAGCTCGGTCTCTTGTTCTTGAGCTTTCCTGAAGTGACGGTCCTTCTCTTCCGTCAAGGCCTGGATCTTGCGCTCGGGGTCCGGCTCAGCCGTGCCACCTTGCTTCGGATCCTTTTGCCCGCTCCCGGCTCCACCGGATTCGGATCCCGCCTGGTCACCACTCGGAGGATCTGGTTCAGCCAGACAAACCGAGAAATTGTGCCAGGTGGGGAGTTCGAGGCTCAACCTCTGGCTCTTCAAAATGTCCCCCTGGTGATCGAAATCGTATACGAAGAATGTCTAGTCAAGCCGCTGGTAAGTACCGGCGTGCCGCAGCTGACATCCCCGCGATCAGCGCAACCTTAGCGGCGCCGCCGGCGATTTCCTGCCACCTCGTCGGCGTGTAATCGTCGGTTTCATCGAAAACTCCGTTTCGCTCGACACTGTTGAGGTAGCGGTCGTAGGCTCCGTTGCGGAGATTCCGATAGAACCGGGCGTTGTCGACGGTGGCCGGCACGATGTAGCAGAGGCAGAGTGGATGAGGCTTCGACGGAACGTTGTTCTTCTGATAAGTGCCACGCCCGAGCCCCCCGTTGCGCTCAGCGAGGTCATTGCAGATATCCGTGCGAGGATGCGATCCGCTGAGGTGCCACTCGTAGCCTTCGACCCAGGGCATCTCCCGGGTGTAGCGGATGGCGGTCTGGTGGAAGGCGTTGTTGATCTCGGTCCGGGCCAGTCTCATGGCCGCGTAGGACACCCCACCCCGTACGTCCGGACTTACGAAACCACGAACGATCGAGGCCAGCTCTTGCGCCGTGAGTCCACGCAACAGACCTTTGGCTATCTCCCGGTCGAGCCTGCCGGAATGCAGAGCGATATTCTTCCAGACACGGCTGGAGAGTGACCGAAGCGACTCTTCCCGGCTAATGAAGCTATCAACGCCCGATCGGGCGCTGGCAAGGAGCGATCTCTCCAGCCCTTGGCCATCCGCGTTGGCCCCGAACAGCTTCTGCAGGGACGGCAGCGCTTCCATTGCGGCCTTGGCCGTTTCCTTCTCGCCGAAGATCACCAAGTGGCCGGCGCCCTCCCAGAGATCTTGCATCGTGTTATGCAGCTGCCGCGCGACCAGCTGCTGTTGGCGGGCCCTGGACATCTTGGCGAAGCCCTGGGTCTTCATCAACCGCTCGGCTTCTTTGCCGGCGTCGTCGGCAGCCTGCGCGAGCAGCTTCAGGATCGCCTTGTCGGTGGTCTGGGTGTGTCGAGCGAAGGTCTTGATCGGCGCCTCACCGGGCACGATCCGGTAGCGGCGAGACGTACGCCACTTCTCCCCGAGGCCGCGTGTTATCTCACGCATGATCTGCGACACCGGATATAGGATCGTCGCTTGGCGCTGCGAGATAACCCCGAGATCTCGCAGAACCTTGATCAGCTCCGGGCTGAGAACTCCCTCGCTGAGTAGCAAGCCCCGAGCTGCCCAAGACTCGTAATTCCGGCCAACAGCCACCTTGCGCCACACACCGAGCCCGAGGTCAGAGATATGACCCCACAGCTCGTACCTCTCAGCGCTGATCACCCCAGCCCGGACCAGGTTCTTCAGCATTCGCCGACTCAAAAGGCCGTCGAATGTAACCCCTAGAATGTCCCAGACACTGTCCAACGCACGGGCTTGTGACACGACGTCCCGGGTGATGCGGCCAGCCGAAATCACCGAGCGCATCACCTGGGCCCTGC